ACATACACATAGAACTTCTTAGGACCACCACGCTTTGGTTGATTGAGAGGTGGATTCTTTTCTTCGTCTTCTTCTTTCAAATGTGCTTTAGCGCCTGGTTTATTTTTTGATACAATAAACTTTGCTTTAGGATCATCTTTCTTAAAGATTTCAAGCCATTTATCTTTTGTTTCTGGTGTAACTTTTCTTTCTGATTTCCATAGACCTGATGCGGGGTTATACTTCCACAATGTCATTTCCTCTTCTTCAATCATTGGGCAATCAAGTGGTACATAACCGCCTTCATGTTCTACAATTTCACCTAAGTCTGTATCTTCAAGAATTGCTTTGTCCATTGGATCAATGTTTTCTATAAGACCGTTCTGATAATTTTTTCTTGCAACTCTCCAGAATTCAAAATACTTTTCTGAGCCAACACGATATACTGTTTCGTGAAGTGGTTTCTTTTCTTCTTGATGATACTTGAATGCTTCAGACACATCGGACACTTCAGCAAATGCATCAAGGATTTCTTGTTCTTCTTTTACATCATGTGATCTTTTAATTTTTTCTACGTTTTGTTTGAACAATGTGTTTAGTGTTAGATATCCTTCACCATCTTTTATATGATCAGCCGTTTGAATTTCTGATGGCTGTCCAGGTGTATCGTCCGCATATGCTTTTCTTAATTCATCAGTGCCCCATTCTAGTGCTTCAGCAAACTTAGAAAATGCTTCGTTAGTATCTTTAGATTTTTTAGCCTTTGCTGCTAAGTCACTATCAGCACCGCCCCATGTGCCTTTACCCTTTGTAATGAACGAATTGACTCTTGCAAAAGCCCATTGCTGTGCTGTTGTACCTGGTCTATGCCCAGTCTGCCATGCTGCCATGCCACGATTGTATACTTGTTTTAGAATGCTATAAGAAATGCCAGACTTTTCTGCTTTCTTTTTCAGACCATCGATTTCTTCAAAAATTTCTTTGAGTTCAGGATCTGCTTCAAAATCTTCGGATGACATTGATGCAAGATAATCTTCAACTTCCATTTCATCTTCATCATCATATTCACTATCTGCATCTTCATAATCATAATCATCTTCATATTGAAGATAATCTCTCACAGTTGAAATGTAATCTGCTGCTTTGGTAATTTTTGATAATACCCATGCTTCTGGTTCTTCATCCATTGAGTCCAACATTTCAAGTAAGTCTTCACTGTCTTGTATGACGTTCTCAATTTCAATTTGTGCCATTTCTAAACCGTCAATGTCATCGTAATCATCATACTCACCTTTTTCGACAATATACGATTCGTTGAATTCTTTACCTACTAATTTGACACCAGTTACGCCTGCAACTAAAGACCATGCACGTTTTACATCTTTGTTTAGTAATAACTTCTTGAACATTTCAACTTGTTTAGGATCAGCCATCTTAAAGAATTTAGCTAACTCCATCATACCGATATTGCCTTTATAAGCAATCTCATTTAAATGTTCTTCTTTTTGTAACTGTGTCTTTGTCATTCTAAACAGTGCATCAGCACTTGTTACCATATCAAGCATGGTTGAAAGAAGTGTATTTGTTGCTTCACGCTCTTGCTGTGACATCGTTTCACCAGTTTTTAACTTAGCAACAGCTCTCTTAATGGTTGAAAGCATTTTAGCATCAGCAAGCCCCAAGCGAACCAACTGTTCTAATCTTGAACTCTTTTGTCTTTCTTGCGGTGCAACCGCTTCACCATACATTCTCTTATATTTTTCGGTATGTTTAGATTGTGGCATACCTTTTTCTCGTGCCTCTTTATCTCCTGGTGCATCTACATACGCATTAGGATCACGGTCTGACATTGGACCATATTTACGAAAATGTGCTAATCGTTTTTCTTTAGTATCTTTATCAAGCCCTTTGTAGTATACTTTTGGCTGTGTGCCTTCTTTACCTTTGATTTGAGTGTCTTGAGGCACTTTTGTTTTTTCTATAATGAACGATTCAGAAAAAATAGAATTCAACTCCTCATTTCTATGCATCATCATAGACTGTCTATGCTGAATATCTTTCTTTCTTGCCAATGGTATAAGTCTTGCAGCAAATTTTCTTATGGCCGGTACTAGTTTTTGAATTCTATTATCTACAGCAATTTTTTCACCCGTAGAAAGTGTTGTATAATCTTTACCACCAGTTGCTCTTGATCTAAAAAATTGATATGCAAGTTTACCAGCTCTACGCTTTAAACGAGCAGGATCTGCTGCACGTTTTGCTTGAAGCATTCTGGCTCTCATCAATCTGGGCTGCATTCTTTTAAATCTTGCTGCACGTTGTCTGCGCTGTGCGTAACCTAAAACTGATTCTTCTATTTTCATACCTTTTCTCACTGCGGTAAATAACGCTTTTGCATCAGCGTCAGATAGTTTGGATGGTACACCTTGTTTAAATTTTTCGTATTCGTTAGCGGAAGCGAATGCTCTCATTTTTGAACCAGACATACCTGTTACACCTTCTGCATCTGGATCACGCTCTCCTGCTGATACAACTTCAATGTTATCAAATTTATAATCTTTACCATTATATTTTGACAATAATGTTTGAAATTCTGATACTCTATCACTGCCGACTACGACGATGAGATTCTTATACTTGTTCGTAAGTTCTTTTGCGACTTCAAGGATTGTTCTTGCAGGTGAGTTTTGAACGATAGGTCCAAAGGCCTTCTTTGCAAATTTAACTTTGGTATTGAAGTCTAACGGATCTTTTTTGGGATTTGTTGAATGAGACAAATAAAGCATAGCATCGCCATGTCTTTTTTGTGCTTCAGATTTGAGTTTGGTTGCAAGTTTCTCATGACCGTTTGTCATGGGATTCATACGACCAAATGATATGACTACGTTATCTTTCATTCTGGAGTTTTCCTTGGACTTATCCGTTTCAGGTTTGCCTTAGCCTAACTGATACTTTATTTATAATAATTAGAAACTTAATGTAATTAATCCACCTCTGGTTGCCATCAGTTTGTACGGATAGATGGCTACACGGGCACCATTATATCTTTTGCCACCATAATCAAATCCACGACCTGCACGAAATGTTGCCCCAAACACAGGTAAATATCCACTTGTAAAATGTGATAAATCACCAGATAAACTCATATGACTTGTAAAATCCATTTCAAAAAGTTCACCATTTTTTATGTTCTTAAATCTAACTTTACCTTGACCAATCAATTGAGTGTGTTGAAGTGAAAATGCTTTACCATAATCTGGACCATAAATTGACATATTAGCAAGTCTTTGATCCTTAAAAGTTGCCATCACAGGATTCGGTAAAGCATCTTTGCCACCAATCACATTAGCAACTTCTTTTAAAAATCGCTGTGTCAAAGGATGATTGTAAATTTCTGCGCCTGCTTGTTCAGATAGACCACCGTACTGCTGAAATGCTTCAGGACCACCTTCTTTTTTATGTGATATGTAAATAGAACCTGGTCCTGTAGGATCCTTAGCGTCTTTACATAGAATAATATCAGCTTTAGGATCTCCACGAACGCCCGCTCGCTGTTTAATTGGTGTGTCAACTTTTATAGCATAAAGAATATCTTTATAAGTTTTAATATCACCTTTAATTTTTATATTGATTGGACCACCAGCTTCTTTGATAAATTGATTAACGGCATCTACAATCTCATCTTCATATTGTGTGCCGTTACCACCAGTAGGTTTTCTTATACGATTGATTGGTATGTAGCCAGCTTGTGAAGCAATTTTCACTTGAGCTAATTTCATTCCACCAATCTCAAACATTTTAGGATCAGTTATTTTAAATGTTGTACCAGCTTTATATTCTTTTGTGCCAGGAACTAAATTTGTGCCTTTCTTCGTATAGAGAACAGTTGACTTTCCTTTTTCAATCTCATATTCAATCTCAGCATACCGTTTATTATCTGTTACATATTTTACGAATGATAGTCTACCATCAGTGGCTTTGCTTGATAGGTCTGCCATTTATCTCTCCCAACCTTTAATGATATCTGGTGAAAAGTTAGCGTAACTAAATCTAAGTCTGTCAACGATTTTAACTGCACCACCTGACAACTTATCAATTGCAACATAACCTTCAACACCAGTGACTTGATAACCAGATTTGGTAAGTAGAAATGTATTTACACTTTTTACTTCATCAAGTTTTTTACTCAACATATCTTTAGCATCCACAATTAAATTTATCAATGTAAAGATATGTTCAAATTGAACTTTGTATTTTGGTGCCATGAATGCTTTGATTGCGTCCACTTTATTTAATGCTTTCTGTTTTGCATCTGGTTTCTTCTTTGCATTATACTCTGATTCATAGAATGAATGCAAAGTCTGTAGCATTTCAGTCACATGGTTATGAACGTTTGATATCTTCTCTTGTTTCTTTACTTTTGAATTGTTGAATGCTTTAATTTTTGTATTCAACTCTTCACCGAAACCTGGATAATCTGAAAGTGAATCAAGAAATCGTCCATTGATAGCATTGAAGACTTTACCTGCTTGTGATAAAATTTTGGTAATCTCCGCAGTCTCCTCTTTTGTCATGGACGCTTTGCCTGATACATCTTTATAATCTGCATTGTCATACCAGACATTCTTAGACTGCTTCATGCCAGATAAAATATTGGTACCAAAAACTGCTTTCATGCTTTCTAATGTATCGCCTTCATACCTTGTATGCCATATGATACCCATTTGCGAATTGCGAATGATTCTAGCCATGTCACTATCATAAGGCACTGCATAAACAAGCGTATTTGGATGAAATGTAGTATACTTTTCACCATCAATTGTTACATTTTTTAGATCACTTTTAGTATACATCAAGTCACCTTGAATGACTCCTTTGATACCAATCTCAGGTAGATATTTAAGACATGCTTTGAGTTTGTCCGCTAAATCACCAGATGTGTCCGCATCAATTTCAGTGGTTGTCTTGTAGAGTTTAGGGTTTTTGTTGAAGATGCCCTTCTTTGCAACAAAGAATTGGCCGTCCGATGGATCTTGACCAGCAAAAATGGCTGGTGCACCATCCCATTTGACTGTTACATTGACTTTAGATTCCGAGTTGCCAGCCAACATATCTCGCAAACTGCGAAGAAAGTTGATAGCTTCCCTTGCACCATAGACACCACCATTGAGGATGTTATCCTCAATGTGTTCCATGTGGAGATTTTTGCCTGAAGCGGCTTCAGTTATAAAATTTGAAAAGTTCATAGTCCATTTTGTGCCTTGAATGGACTATTTATAATTATCGACGCATTGTTGCTTGATCCTTTGCTTCCTCTTGAGAGAAAATGGGCACCGCATTAGACTTATGGAGTGTACCAATGCCAATCATCTTGTCACCGGTATATACTTTGCCTTCTACTGGCTTAGTGCATGTAGCTGGCAGCGTTGTAATGTGACTTGGATACTGCGGTAAATTACGGACATAAGTTTTCGGCGGCTTGTACGGTACACGCTTGATGGATTTCATGGTTGGTTTGTTCTTGTCTAGAAATGCTTGCCATTCTGCTTGAAGTTCAGCGTCTTTTCTCTTTGCGTCAGCGGAAGCCCACTTTTTCTTACCTTTGAATTTGGTAGGTGAATGTATAATCATAGTAAATATAATGTTATCAAAAGCACAAAAGGTGGTAGAAACATCTCAGTAAGCGTCATGTTTGTTGCTGAATAAGCATTCCACAATCGTCGGACAATCTCATACCGAATAATGTATTCTATCATTTTAGCACAATCATAGCAAGTAAAACACTCTGAAAGAAGAAACCAATACCGTTGCTAAAAAGGTACAATCTATCTCTTACGATTGTGGATCTGATGAAAAAAAGGAGAAGTCCTCCCCATACCATGAGAACCATGCTGAGTGGTGGAAGATTTGCACTTTCACCTTTAATGACTGCATAAGTTGTTGGTAAAGTTGCAGCATGGATCATAACCAAGCCAATCCAACCACAAAGTTCACCGAACTTTTCGTAAATGAATAGACATCCATCCTTGATTTTTTCGGAGTATTGATGAAATATGTTTTTAATTTCTGTAATCATATTTAATGAATCGTTTCGCCAGCAGGCGGAATGAGAGAATCAACTTCCTCTTTCATGGTATCTAAAAAGAGATCCAAATCACCTGTATCAATCAAGGACAAAATAAACTCACGGTAGAATTCAACCAACTGTTCGTTACTAGTCATAAAGTTTCCTTTCATAGAATACTTCAATTATAGACGGTTTCATAGGATTTGTCAAGCATGTTGTTTTTACGCAACACCTCTTGAATTAGGTCCTTATCCAACATTCGCATGAAACCATCCTCACGGAATTTACATACGGCGACAATTTGTTGTTTAAAAACAACGTAATACGTGCCTTTCACAAGAAACATCTCTGCTCCGGTGCAAGCACTGTACCCTACTCGGTGTAATGGATTGAATGTCATGATTACCTATCTAGTCAATTTTACATCTTGAAATCGTCAAATTTTGACGCCCTCTTGCCCGTTGGTGTGCCGTCGAATGCTGGTTTGTCTTGCTGGCCGTTGTCCATCAAACCATCTTGGGCTACCTGTTCTACATCATACAGTTTCATCTTCGCCCTGTCAACCCCTATGACAAATCTTTTATTTGTTGTAGGATCGCTATATCTGTTCTTTAACTGCTTCACCATGATCTGGTTTAGGTCAGCCAACTCTTCCGTTGATATCAAAGCAAACATCAAGTCAGCGGTTGCTGGCAGACCAAAGGACTCGGAAGTGTCAGTTAGATCCACGTCGGAGTTATCATAGCCACCTCTGGTAGTCTGAGTTGCAGAAATGACTGGTAGCTTCATCTCCACTGCTAGGCCGCGGAGTTCTTCGGCAATTGCTTTCACGTATGTATAGGAGTTTACGTTCGCTCCTTGCTTGATCCTTGACGAGGAGCATATGTTCAGGTAGTCAATGTAAATGATATCTGGTATAAATTGCCGTTTGAGTTTGAGTTCATTTAACAAATGCTTGAAATGAGAAACATTCGCAGTTGCAGTTGGATACTCTTTGATAATGAGTTTGCCAGTTGTTTTGGATCTCAGTCTGTCAATCTTACGCATGTAGGATTCTTTAGGCAGCGTCACCAGCTTGTCCAGGTCTATGTTGAGTAGGTTAGCATCAATTCGTTCGGCAATGCGCTCCTCGGCCATTTCCAGGGTAATATACAGCACATTCTTACCAAGTGTCAGGTTTGCAGCAGCACAATGGCACATAAACAACGATTTGCCGACACCAGTGCCAGCCAGAATGATATTCAGTGTTTTTTCTGGTAGACCACCTTTTGTGATCCGATTCAGGTAGTCTAAGTCAAATGGTATCCGATGTTCTACTTTATGATAAAAGTCGTACCGTGGATCGGCATCATCGAGGAAATCATGACCGATATGATTATCGAAAGCAACTGATAAAGCATCAGCAAGAAGAGTAGGAATGCTCCCTTTGTCCAGTGTGCCTTTATTACTTGCGTCAAGGATCTGGATACTCTGCATAATAGCATTGTAGACTGCTTTGTCTTTACAAAACTCTTCAGCAGCATCAATGAGCCACTTAGTGTCGGAAGTTTCTTTGTTCTCGGTAATCTCATCTAATTTTTGTACCGTATCTTTGTGAAGGGATTCTGTTAGGTTTTTGCTATTGATTTCAATGACCAACGATTCGTATGTAGGTAATGTGTTATACTTTATAACATAATCGTTGATTTGATTGAAGAGTGTTTTATCAGCAGCATCGTGAAAGTATTCACTCTTCAGAAATGGTAAAGTCTTTCTTGTAAAATCTTCATCTAGCAGTAGATGTTTAAGTATCTTGCTTTCGATCCGCATTCTCTTTTTCTTTCTCAATTTGTGATTCAAGAATTGATAATACTACATCACCCATCATCTTGTCAAAGTCTTTTTT